ACAAAGGTCATAAAATAGACCCTTATCGCATCTTTAGAATTTATAATATCGTAGCACCAGAGCAACAACACGCTATCAAGAAATTACTTCGAGCCGGTAAATCAGTCAAGACACTTGACCAAGATATTGATGAGGTTATCCTTACGCTACAGCGCTGGAAAGAGATTTTAAAAGAAGATGTTAAACTGAATTAGTCATGATTACATGGTCTGATTTGACACTACCGCCCATAAACTTATGGAATTTACCAAGACAAATTAAGATGGCTACAGAAGAAGGAAACACAGACCTTGCTGCTCAACACGAAGAAATGATGCGTGACAAGGCGATAACTATCATAAGGTCAAAAGCATCGGCTATTGATACCAGCAACCCTACAGGCTTATGCTGGACGTGTGGTGACTATGTTGGTCATGCACGGAGATGGTGTGATGCAGATTGTCGGGATAACGTAAATGAAACCTAGACTAAAAAAGATAGGGCGATTGTGGGTATGTTACACAGAGTGGGAAGATACGATAACTTGTACAGGCAAATCACCAGAACAAGCGTATTATCGATGGCTGGTTAAGAACCAATTGCAATTAGAAGAAAGCCGCTGAGTAAGCGGCTTTTTAATTATTTGCTTAAAAACAATTCTGCTTCAGCGTTGCGTCGTCGTGTAAGACCAGCAAGGGGTTTTCCATTTGCTTTATCCCATCGCAAAAACTGTTGTGCAATTTCAGATTTAGGATCACCGGCTTTGAGCATTTTAACAAGCGTTGAACTGGCTAAATTACCTGCTCCAATATTGTATGTAAGCGATACCAAGGCATCGAATTCATTTTGAGTTATATCAACCTTGATGGCATTTACTGCGTGTTCATAAGGCGCTAAGGTTTTAGAAAGTAATAATAAGGCGGCTTCTTCATTTGCTAAAGTCTGACCTTGTTTAACTGCGCTCCCATCAGAATATCGCGTTGAGCCAATACCAATAGTCCATACACCCGCAGGGCATTTATAAGCAGTCAGTTTGCAACCTTCAAACTCTTTAATTAAACGTAAGCCTTTATTGCCAATATTCATTTCTTTGCTCTCATAGAAAGTACCGTAATTAATTTTTGTGTTAAGCGAATCATGTCGTTATCGAGCAGGCGTATTTGGTCGATTAATTCAATCAGCGCGTCTGTTGTTTCGGTAAGGATTGGCTTAACAATTGTCGTTACCCATATCCAAACAAAGTAAACGATATACCCCATGCTACTCGATGCAATGATGGGGAAACCATATTGGTTGATATACTTAGCTAATGCGTCAATATCCATTAGTCCACTCTTGTTTCTTGTGGGTTATTGAAACGCGCTACTTTTTCTTTCTCAATAGGCATATCAAGCGTTTCTGTCATTAGCACGTCTATTTTTACAATGTCCTCTGACATAGCCGTGACACGTTTATCAAGTTGCTTGATGATACCGATAAGGCTTTTAATCTTTTCAAGTACGCTATCAAGCAAAAATTTAATCGTCAGAAATACAAAGTACATTCCCACGCAAGCAGCGGCAATGGGGAAACCAACATCCGTTGCAAACTGTAGGAATTCCATTATTTACTTGTCCACCAAGCAATAAACGAAAACAATGCGCCAATGGTGAAGACAATACCGCCAATAAATCCTTTATAACGTGTTTGCTCATTCTTCATTTCTTCAAGAGTTGCAATTATGGCGTCGAGTTTTTTACCCCGATCTTCAAATATTTCTTCGAGGTTTTCAATTCGTTGCTCTACTTTAGCAAGGCGGCAGGCTTCGTCAGGCATTTGTCACCTCAACCCAGTTAATTGCACTCGCGTGAGTTGAAGGTTCTTTTAATCTTGCGTTTAAATAGTTCCATGCTTTAAGTAATTTGTTCATTTTGAAAACCTCTCGTCAAATGGTATATTAACCAATTCAATTTCTTCTTGTGTTGCATCGCGAACAACCCACGCCATGTACCAAACTCCGTCTACTTCTACAGGTAATCCTTCACCACATCGTTGCGTTTTATAATCATATGCTGGTATATCTACCCACTCAACGTGTGCATAAGTATCGTTAGGATAAAGTTCAATATCGCCTTGGTGACGAGGGTATTCATTTCTAGTTAAGTTTATATACGCACTCATATTATCGTTACCGTTGATGTTAAAGTAGTCGTAGAAGATGTGTAGGTAGGCGTTGTAACAGCAAGGGTTGATGTTGCTGTATTGTTAAACGCTGCGCCACTAGACAATGATGTTGAAGATGCGGTTGAAGATGACGCTGAGTATGTAAAGCTAATACCCCCAACGGTATAAACCCCTGTTTTTGACCCATCTTTAGGTAAACTGAATAATATAGCTCCATTTTGCATCCCACCACCCCCTGTGCTATTCCCCCTTCCTACGACATATAAAGTGTCAACTGAAGGACAAAAAACACCGTAAAGTTGAAGACCTAAAGTAGTTACAATCTGTCTTTGCCATTGAATAGTACCACTAGAATTATATTTAGATACATATCCAATATTAGTGCCTGAATTGTATCCAACTACATAAACATTACTAGATGCGTCTATTGAAATTGATGCGGCATTAAGATTCCCAGAAACTAATTGCAGTTTTACTTGCCACTGTAGCGTACCAGAAGAATTAAACTTGGCGACCAATTGGTCACTTCCTCCAGCTCTCTCTGTAACACCTGTAAGATATATATTTTCAGATGAGTCTATTACAAATTGAGATATATAGTTACTTTGACTTGCACTATACAACCGAGATTGCCATTGCAACGCACCAGAAGAATTGTATTTAGCTACGCAAATAAAATCGAGACTTGTTGCACTATCTCGCACACTACAAACTACATAAACCGTACCGGCTGAGGTTACTTCAACATCAAACCCCAAAACTCTTTCTGTACTTTGGGCTAAATTAACCTGCCATTGAATTACAGCCGATGAATTTAACTTTATTAGCAAAGACTTAAAAAATGAAACACTTTGATTAGTGTAACCACTAACATAAATATTTCCGCTACTATCTACAACGATTCCCGCTGGCTCGTCCGTACCGGTAGAAGAAATAGTTTTTTGTAGCGACAATGTGCCTGAAGATGTGTATTTAAAAACAAGAATATCAGAGCCTGTACTTGCCGCTATATAGATATTGTCACTGCTGTCAGTGCAAACAGCCACTGGAGTTCCTGCGTTAATCTCTTTTTGCCATTGAATAACACCCAGAGAATTATACTTAGCTATCAAAGAATTGGTAAATCTTCCGACGCCAATTAAATTACCTAATGAATCTGAGGTAACTGCATTAAATCTAGTCCCCGCCGTTGCATCATTTAACGTACCCATAAAAGAAGGCGGTATCGCTGTATATGACCCTCCCAACATTACTAAGTTAATGCCGCTCATGATACGTTTCCTGTTACCACGCAAACTGTTGCACTTACAAATAGAATCGTAGCAATACCACGAGTAGCCAAAGTGATAGAGGTTTTTACCGTATTTGTTCCGCCAATATAAGCCGTTGGCGCACTGGTCGTAATAGTAATATTACCCGTTGTGTTGTTAAAAACAGATATTGCATCTCCATTTGCAAAGGTAGAAGTCGGGACGACAATAGAACCACTTGTTCCAACACCCACATATTTACCCACATCCCCAGTAACTAGAGTGTAAGCAGACGTTTTGTCTGAGCCTGTTTTAGGAATATTTTTATACCCCACAGAATTTGTCCCATCAACCGTACAAGATGATAAATTACCGCTTGTTGGAGTGCCAAGCACGGGAGTTACAAGAGTGGGGGAGGTAGCAAAAACTGCAGCACCACTTCCAGTTTCATCCGTTAACGCAGCAGCTAAATTTGCACTTGAGGGCGTAGATAAAAACGTATTAACATTTGTGCCAAATTGACCAGCATTAAATACGATATTGCCCGTCATCGTACCGCCAGCGGTAGGTAAAAACCCAGTAATTGAACCTCCTAACGTCAAACTGCCCGATGAGGTTACTGTGCCGGATAACGTCAAACCGCTTACCGTTCCTGTACCGCTTACAGAAGTTACTGTACCTAAATTAGTAGTATAGCCAGCGGGATTAGTAGAGTTATATGGTGTAAACCCTAATGCGGCTTGTTTACCGTTAAACGTAGTCCAATCAGTAGAAGACAAAATACCGTTTACTGATGCACTTGCGACAGCTTGACCAGCGGCAAACGTAATTGCACCCGTCATCGTGCCGCCAGACAGTGCTAAGTATCCAGCCGCAGGAATATATGCCGCTGCCCATGCAGTACCACTATAAACACGCATTTCACTACTTGTTGTATTCCAATAGAGCGCACCGGTAAGTAGCGCATTACCATCGTTATCTACCGTTGGATTACTTGATTTTGCACCTAAATAACGATCATCAAATGAGTCATAACTTGCGGCTGCGGCTGTTGCACTACTCGCAGCATTGGTAGCTGAGGTAGATGCGTTAGATGCCTGTGTAGTTGCCGTTGAAGCAGAAGCCGATGCGTTAGTTGCTTGTGTTGTCGCAATACCCGCTTGTGTTGTTGCAGTTGATGCACTACCCGATGCCGCTGTGGCACTATTTGCCGCATTGGTAGCTGAGGTGGATGCATTAGATGCTTGCGTACTAGCAGTTGATGCTGAAGTTGATGCGTTAGATGCCGATGTCGCAGCGTTAGTAGCAGAAGTTGATGCTTCACTTGCTTTAGTTGTTGCAGTTGACGCACTATTAGCCGCATTAGTTGCCTGTGTGCTTGCTGTTGATGCTGAAGTTGATGCGTTAGTTGCTTGCGTAGTTGCAATACCTGCCTGTGTTGTGGCAATACCCGCTTGTGTTGTCGCAGTTGTTGCAGATGTTGATGCGTTAGATGCCTGTGTTGTTGCAATACCAGCTTGTGTGGTGGCAAGAGCAACTTGAGCCGCGCCATTAGTAGTTGCTAAACCAGCTTGTGTTGTTGCAATACCAGCTTGTGTTGTTGCTGTTGAAGCACTACCTGCCGCATTAGTGGCAGATGTAGATGCGTTAGATGCCGACGTGCTTGCTGCCGATGCGCTACTTGCAGCATTAGTTGCACTAGTAGATGCGTTACTCGCTTGAGTAGATGCCGTTGATGCGCTTGCCGCTGCGGCTGTTGCCGATACCCCTGCATCGTGAGCGTAAATAGCTGAGTTTGGCGTTAAGTGAAAGAAACCTGTTGACGTACTGTAGCGAACCTCAATTATCCCTCCAGCGCTAATATCCCCTGCTTGAATTGCTTCACTATCGGTAAGTCTAATGGACTTTGCGCCAAGACTATTTAAATTGATAGTGGCACTGCCCGTATTGTCATTAAGAGGTCTGAATACGACTTGTAGACCATCGGTGTAACTTGTTATGGAACTGTCTAGTGCTACCACATAGGCATTCGCTGTACCGGTGTCTACAGCGAAATTGACTGTACCACGTTGAAGTTTGGTTTCACTTGGAAGTAATCCAAATGCAATTGCGGTAGCCGCCTTAACAGCGTTAACGTCTGAGGATTTTGCTAGAGTAATCTGAGCAATATCAGCCGGTGGGTTAAAGGTACTCATCTTTTGTCCTTACGTCATCTCGACGTTATGTGTAGCGTAATTATGCGTTATGGCGCATACAAATTATTAAACTA